TGTGGACATTGCTAGGTATGTTCGCAGCATGGCTAGTACTTGAAGGTAGTGCAAAAACTATCGTAGGGTATGCAATTATAACTGTCTTAATCGTATGGCTAGTAACTATACGAATAAGGGAAGGAGAAGAATAATGGCTAAAGAAACAAAATTAGATGACGAAAAGGCAATGGGAGCAATCAGTGGTATTAAAAATATTCTACTTAGAATAGTCGCTGTATTTGCAGCCAACGGTCTTGGTGTTATTGGTGCTGGTGCAATCATCGGTATCGATACAATGAGTGCAATCATTCTTGCAGGAACACTTGGTGTTGCTACAGTAGTTGAAAAACTAGCAAGAGGATTCATTGATGACGGAAGACTAAGCATCGATGAAATCAATGCTGCATTTAACTCAGTAGACAAAAAGTCTAAGTAGGTCTACCTATTATAATAACGGATTCCCTGTTGAGTTCGTTATTATAATATTTTGTAAGCATTTCTTTTACCGTGCATCTAAAGATTGTTTCAGTTGGCATTGTAAGATCTTGAGCATAAATACAATGTTTGCTTTCACCAAAAACTTCCAGGGTATCGTTTAATACTTGCCCAATAATACTTGGAACACATAAAAATACTATTGGATAATCAGTGTCTATAAACTTCTTAAGAAACTCTTTATTCTCATCACTATCTTTAGGATAGCAACCATATATAAAGACACCATGTGCCATCCCTGATACAGTTAACGCAGTGATTACTGAATTAGGTCCAGGTATAGCAGTTACCTTTATGTTATGCATTAGTGCAACATTGACATACCCACTACCTGGATCGTGAAAGCCAGCATTGCCTTGATCAGATAATATTAGTACGTTTTTGTCATTTAGTAATATCTGAACTATATTATTAATTGCATTTATTTCTTCACAACTTGGTATTTCTATAATATGTGCGTTTGTTTCAATTTCTAAATCAAGTAATAGTTTGTTAAATTTTTCAAGGCTTTCTACAGCAATTACATCATGATCAATGATACTTCTAATAGTCCTAAAAGATATGTCCGATATGTTACCAATATGTACAGATCCCAGGGTCAATAGTCCAGCCATATATAGCAGTATAGCATGTTGACTATAAAAATGATAGATGGTATACTTTAATAACACTATACAAAAGAGGCTTACTTTGACGTGCATAGCGGTAGTTAGACAAGAAAATAAAATGTTTATGGCTGGTGACAGAGGTGCATCAGATGAAAACAGCATGCTTACTTTGAAGGCACCAAAGGTTTGGAAAACTGGTCAATACCTAATAGGATACGCTGGCACCATGGATGGTGAAAGAATAAGATTAAACTTTAAACCACCTGTACCAGACGGCAACTTAGATAGATTTATGTACACAAAATTTTTAATATCACTAAGAGATTTCTATGACAGATGGTGGGTTGACGTTTCTAAGGACTCAGACTTTGGAATGATAATTTGTGTTAAGGGTAGAATTTTTGAACACAGTGCTGTAGACATGTCATTAACAGAATATGATTTAGATTATTTGGCAATGGGCTCAGCATCAGAATTTGCATTGGGATCACTTTACTCTACTCAAAAACAAAAAAATGGAAGAAACAGAGTTATTCAAGCAGTAGGTGCTGCTATTAATTTTTCAACATCTTGCACTGGTCCTATTGACACGGTAAGCATCTAGGTATATACTAGATATATGAATACAGAATTTGAGATTTGGCTGTTACAAGGCATTGACAAGGGCTGGATAACTGAGCCATTTTGTAGTACTCATGATGGTGGTTTTCAATACATGAGCGAAGAAGAGCAAGAAGAGTGGGACCAAGGTGGCGACCCATGTTGTTATGTAATTAGATTAATGGAGTTATCTTAATGAAAAAAATGTTCATTGTTTTATCTGTTTTATTTTCAGTACTAGCAGTTCCAGTAAGTGCAGTTGAGAGTCCAGCACCTGTAGTTGTTCCAACACCAGTTGTTACACCAACTCCAACACCTATAGTTGAGAGTCCAGCACCTGTAGTTGTTCCAACACCAGTTGTTACACCAACTCCAACACCAGCAGTTAATACTAAACCAATTGTAATTATCGATAGTTACTTTGATACAAGAGTTGCTAACACAACTATTGTTTGTGTTGCAACAGATAAGTGTGTAAATACACCAAAACCTTCTAAAAGAGTTTCTGATCCAGTAAATCATGGTATGGCTATGGTTGAAGTTGCTCGCAGAAATAATCCAGATGTTCCACTTATATTAGTTAGATCTGCAACAGTATCAAACAAAGGTGCAGTTGGAATATTAAATGGTAATGATTTTCTTGCAGCATTAAAATGGGTAGATACTAATTCATCAAATGTATCTGCTGTGTCATTTTCTTATGGACTAAGTGGAAATATGACAAAGCCAGGAGAATGTAAACTTTCTCCAACTGGATTAGTTAATGTTAAAATTGTTGATCCAGCAATTAGAGCAACAGTTGCCAGTTTAAAAAATAAAGGCATTCCAGTATTTGTTTCTACAGGTAATGATTCAAACAGAAAACCAGTAGCATATCCAGCATGTATCACTGATACGGTTTCTGTTTCTACATTTCCAGTAGGAAATCATGATCAAAATACAGATTATTTTGGAGTATTACCAACAGGTAAGTTTAATTATGGCTCAGTGCTGTTTGGTTTGATTCCTCAGACAACCTCTTCTGCAAATGTTGCTGTTGCAACACAATGGCAAAAAGGTTTAACTGTTACTGACAAGTTAGTGTTAGTTTCAGAATAAAAAAGATGGCGTGTAACTCAGTTGGCAGAGTGCGAAACTGTTAATTTCGAAGTCGTAGGATCGAGACCTACCACGCCAGCCAAAGGGAATATAGCCAAGTAGGTTAAGGCACCGAACTCATAATTCGGCTATCGTAGGTTCAAGTCCTACTATTCCCACGCCTCGATAGCACAGTGGTAGTGCGTCCGCCTTGTAAGCGGAAGGTCCTCAGTTCAATCCTGAGTCGAGGCTCGCAATACTAACAGAATAGGAATACAATTGATAGTTGAATTAGAACCATGGGAATATGAACACGCCTATATGGTAGGTATGCGAAGATATACAGAGAATTGGAATAAGGTAGATGCTTCATACTACAATAGATCTAGTATGGAAGAAGATAGAAACGCTCAACCTGCATCAGCAATTTGTGAATTAGCAGTTGCTAAATATACAAACCAATATTGGCATGCCTCAGTTTGGGACGGTAGAAAGCATAAAAAGTATAAAGATATGCCAGATGTAGGAACAAACATAGAGGTAAGAAGAGTAAGAACACAGTCTGGTCCAGCAGTGCGTGAAAAGGATCTCAATCGTGGTTTAATTATTTGGGGTGCAGAACTATCAGACTCAGAATATAGAACAGTTAATCTGTTGGGTTGGATAGAGGCTGAAAAAGGATATGAAATTGGTATTGATAGAAGTGGGTACAAGGTCATACCAAAAGAATTATTAAATAAGGATTGGGATGAAACAGAGCAATAACGAGTCAATCTCTGAATTAAGGGAAGACTTTTTTATATGGCATAAATCAAAGTCTGAATCTTTTTTATGGATTAATAAAAGATCTAGGGTTCCATCAAGATGGCTTAGTTATCCTGAAGGCATCAAAGGAAAAGATAACGATATTATAAAACCAATTAACCTTTATGTTGATAGGCTATATCCAAAACCAAAACTAATAAGTATTGATAACAATGTGGTTACTCTTCAGCAAACCAATCATGCTGAGATATTTTTAGTTAATAGCCCTGAAATTATTAACACAATGGAAAGGGATGAGCCATATAAGGAAAGAATTATGTGGAACTTAGATCGTCCCTGGATTAGGCAATACTACTTGTCAGATAAAAAAGACTTTGGTGACTCTGCAACATGTTTTAATCAGACATTTAGATTCTATGTACCTTGGATTATTGATGAAGATATATCTGTTGACATTAGGCAACCAGAGGGTTCTCCATTTCTAATATCAGAAGACACAATGAGTTTTAAAAAAATACTAAACAACACTCAACATGTTGATCCACCTTTTGTTCACTTTCAATTTAAGAAAATAGGAAGTCATATGATTGATCAAGAATATGGAAAGATAGGTAGGTTTTCTCCAATGTACAACATGGTTTTTGAGGCAAGTGATATAATGGTAAAAGAGATTAGGAGATTTTATGAATAAGGTTAGTTTCTATCCTTTTTCTGATAAGACAGAAGTTTTTGTACCAAAACCAGAAGCAGCAATTAAGTGTATGCCAGACTGGTATAAGCAACAGCCAGGATTTATAGGTGATGAGTTTAAAGAGTATATATCTAAAGGTGGTATGAGTAGCACCATAAAAAGATGTATGCCAATATTTGATTTGATAACTGCTGGATACATTTTTAAAGTTCCAATGGACATATATGTTAATGCTACTAATCCAGAAAAAATAACTTGGAGTGTTCCAAATGAATTAAAGTTTCTTGGAAACGACATGATTGCAACTCATACAACAGAACAAGTATCTAATTATCCAGTAAACTTAGACAGATATCACAAACAAATATTTAGAATATTACCGTTTTGGGCATTGATGACTCCAAAAGGATACAGCACATTGTTTACTCACCCATTTCATAGAGATCCAGTTCCATTTCAAATGTTTGAAGCAGTTGTTGACACAGATAAATTTGCTTCAGATGGACATCTTTCAATGCATATTGAAAAAGGTTTTGAAGGAATAATTAAACAAGGAACACCACTGATTCAGGCAATTCCTTTTAAAAGAGAAAGTTGGGAATCAGAATTTGTTGCTCACTCTGAAGGAAAGGGTGAAATTGAAAGACAAAGACTTTTAGTGAGAAGCAGTTTTAGAAATTCCTATAAAGAAAAATTTAGACAAAAAAAAGAATATAAGTAATGAATGATCCACTAAAAATATCTTTTACTCCAGGTGGTGGACCAAACTATAATAACATCTTTACTCCACCAGAACCTGCTGTAAGGCATGTGCCAGAATGGTACAAGGCTTTGGCAAAACATGAAATATGGAATGACGAAAAGTATTTATCTCCAGTAAACAATATAGGTGGAGATGGTGCAAGGGTTGCAACAAAAATGTGTATGCCATTTCTTGATTCATTAACTGCTGGATACTATTATTTATTAGAAGATGATTTGTTAGTAGAGTTAGATAAAAATGGAAAACCAAAATTATCTTGGGATAAAGATATAATGATAATGGATAAAAGACCAACAATAGATCTTCCAGTTCCAGATAACTGTCATCCAATACATTACGGATGGAGAATGAATTGGTACTATGAAACACCTCCAGGTTATTCTGTATTAATAACTCATCCAATGAATAGACACGATCTACCTTTTATTACTATGTCTGGTATTGTCGAATCAGATATATGGGGCCTTCCAGTGTTTACAGCATTCTTTTTAAAAAGAGGCTTTCAGGGAATTATTAAAAAGGGAACTCCACTATTTCAAATGATACCTTTTAAAAGAGATAATTGGGAAATGGAATTAGATTTAAGTCAAGAAAAATTTGACGAGCATGAGTTTAAAGCAGAGAATAGAAGGTCAATGTTATATGGTTATTATAAAAAAACTGCTTGGAGAAAAAAACTATTTAGAAACAAGGGTTTAAAAGAAGATTCTGATGAATAAAGATTTGCCTAATCCAATCAATGTAATTATATATTCTTATAAGAACAAAAATTTAAAAAATGTTGTTGCCAATTTAGTAGAAAGATCTTCTAAAAAAAATAAAATATTTGTTAAAATTTTTGATCAAAGCCCTTTAACAAAATGGGATCAGTTTGGATTTTATAATGAAAATGCTTTAGAAAAATGGGAATACTTTGAAAATTTTCAAGACGTTAACTACAGTCACATTGTTTGGGATAAAATAAAGAGTCCTTGTAAGTATAAAAATGACATACTTAGTCAATCTCAGTATTCATATACATTATTGTTGTCTGACAATATATATTTAAGTCAAGACTGGGATGAGTATTTGTTAAAAAATCTTAAAGATAAACAGTCTATTATTAGTGGAAAGAATAAAATAACTTTGAGTAATGATGGATTGTTTTATTTAAAAAAAGAAGAAGAGACAACCGATAGTCTTAATCAAACATATTTTGTTAGCAGAGATTTAATTTTTGGACATACATCAACATTACAACAAATTGGCTATCCATGGTACATGAAGTATTATGGTGAAGAGGAAACCCTATCTCTTTTATACTATAGTAACCATATAAAGGTATACAGTTGTCCAGATAGTTTTTACAATAAAGATGAAGTAGATACTTTGGAATACCTGTATACAACCTTTTCTAAATATCACAACTATAATGAAATGATTGATTTGTTTAAAAAACAAAAAAATAAATATGAGGATATAGGCAAGCCTTTGATGGGGGATACTGCTTCTTTCTTTGGAAAGCATAAGATTAATATTGATGAATTAAACTATATACCGTTTCCATTAAACGATGTAGAGTACGATCCAGACGCATCCTTGTTTACTGACATAGATTCAAAGAAGTTTATGACTAAGATCAACTATATTGATTAATGATATAATAGAGAAAAGACAGGAACAGTATGCATAGAATCGCGGTAGTGGATAATTTCATAACCAAGGAAGACGCAGATACCCTAATAAGGGAACAACACAACCCATCAGAAGTTAATCCGTATCCAGAATACTATAGTAAAAGATATGGTGGTACATCATTACCATACAATAAAACGGTCATGGATATTATGATTAAGTATGGCAATAAGTCTAATGAAATACACAGGTCTTTTAATGGATTTCTTAATCCAATATATGTGTTTAAAGGTTTTGGATCACACTGGACAAAGGGTACAAGGGGTGGCCTACACTTAGATGCACAAGGTCCAGAGCCATTTATAGAATTTAGTACAATAATTTATTTAAACGAAACTCCAGAATACCAAGGTGGTAAAATATTTTTTCCTAATCAAGATTTTGTATACCAGCCTAAAAAATATTCTGCAGTATTCTTTCCAAGTTCTGGTACAGAATATATTCACGGTATCACTGAAGTAACTGAAGGTCATAGATACACTGCACTATATATGCACACATCACTTCCAGAACATGCAGATCCAGATTTCTTGGGGGAAGATAAGAATCCAACTTGGCAAGCCGTAGAGTATCCATTAGAAAGAGAGGCTGCAGAACGTGAGTTCAATAGATCATGAAGTATTAGATTTAGGTTTAGTATATTATAAGAATATTGTAAAAAATACTGATCAGATTATAAGAAACATAGAAGACCTAGAAGAAAGGTTTTTGAATAGTTCTGAAGATATTAAACAGAGAACAGTTGTTCAACCTTGGTCTCCTTGGATTAATGATAGTGCTGGAACAAAAGAAATATTTTGTTGGCAAAAATTTATTCCAACTATGGAACAAATATCAGATGATGATGCTTTTAAAGATGAACAAAGAAACATATCTTCTAGAATACATGGGTCAATTGATGAAGCACTGTTGCACTATTCAACAAAATTATATCCATTTGCACAAAAAAATGTTAAAGCAAAAGAGCACGCAACTAGTTTATTAAGATATGACAAATCTGGATACTTGCCACCACATCAAGACCAAGGTGTAAGTACTAGGGTTTTATCTGTATTGCTATACCTTAACGATGATTATGTTGGTGGAGAAATAACTTTTAAACAATCTAATGTGACTATTAAACCATCAGCAGGCAGTATTGTTTTTTTTCCATCTAACTTTTTATATGTTCATGAAGTTGATTCTGTTTTAAAAGGACCAAGATATGCTTTGCCTACTTGGTTTCATAATGTGCCATCGCACATGATTAGAAACTCTACTGGACAAGAATAATGACTTTTGAGCAAGAAATCTTACACGCTAGTATTCGATATAGCAATAAATTAAATGAGTTTTTAGTAGATAAAGGCAATGTTAAAGATGTTGAAAATTTTAAAAAATTAAATTATTCTTTTGTAACAAATAAACAAGGATTTAGATGTGAAGAATTTATAAAAACACATTCTAAAAAACATATATTGTTTGCTGGCTGCTCACATACATTTGGTTATGGAAGTAAATATGAAGAGGTTTGGAGTCATATATTATACAATAAACTTTTATCAGAAGAACCCCTTAGCGGATATTTTAATCTTGGAGTTGAAGGTGCAAGCATAATAGAAATAATAACAAATGTATATAGATATATAAGACAATATACAAAACCAGATGTAATATTTTTATTATTACCAGATCTTGAAAGAGATTTTAGATATTTAAAAAATCCAGACATACTTCTTACTCCATTTGTTATTGAATTTTATAAACAATTTGAAGATTATTGTGTATCTAATAATATAAAATTGATATCAACTACTTGGGTTATTCCTGAACAAGATTTATCTTGGCATAAAATTAAAAATGATTTAAATATAATAAAACCAAATTATATGTTTGTTGATGAAAATGGGTATATGCGTCCAAGTGCTGAAGATTCTTATTTTGAATTTGGAGTTAGAAATCCTTATGAACAATGTGTGTTGTTAGAAAAAAATGTTGATACTTTTAAAAATATAGATAGTTTAAAATTTTCTAAAAAATTATATGACTACTGTAAACAGAATAAAGACAGAAAAGATTTAATGGAAACATTGGATGGATCTAAACATTACGGAATTGCCTATCATAATGCGTGGAGTGAATATTTTTACGAAAGGTATTTAGATGAAAAAAATAATATATAAAATAAAGTTTTATTTTTGGTTGAGAAAAAATAAAAAACATTTTAAAAAAAGAGATTTTATTTATTAATATGAACAATTATGCAGATAGTTATAAAAGAATAATTGAACAACAAAAAAAAGATACTCCTCAATATTTTCAACATTTATTAACAAAAGACAAAGATATAGTTGGACCATTTTTAAAATCAAATTCTGAAAGCAATCTTTATAATTATTATTTTAGTGATGACTTTACAAAAATACATAATAATAAAAAACATTTATTGTTTGCTGGATGTTCAATAACAGCAGGTTGTGGAGTGGATAATATTAAAAAAAGTTGGTCTTATAAAGTGTATGATGAGATAAATAAAAAAGAAAAGTGTAGTGGATATTTTAATGTAAGTTTATCTGGTGGGTCGCCAATAGAAATACTTTTAAATGTTTTTAAATATATTGCAAAATATTCTGATCCAGATTATATATTTATTCTTTTTTCTAATTACGGTAGAGATTGGAATAAATTTAATACTAACGATGGTAGAGATGGAACAATCGTAGATTTATTTGTATATAATTTATACAGCATATTGGACAGTTATTGTAAAAATAAAAATATTAAATTAATTACAACATCTTGGGTTGATACTGTTCCAGGAGTAACTGATTTTATTTATTTGGATATATATGATTATGAAATTAAAACACATAATAATATGAAAGAATCTTTTGATACTTATTATCAAATAGATAATAAAAGATTTGCTGATAATACTTTTAGGTATATACAGGATGTTGATCCTTCTATGACAATTTTAGGAAATGACAGCAGTCATCCAAGCGAGGCTGCACATCACGCATGGTCTATAGAATTTTTAGATAGAACGGAGTACACAGATGCTAATAATGGGAATTAATGAAACAACTCATGATGCTTCTATATCTTTAATTAAAAACAATGAAGTCTTATTTTCTGGGCATGCAGAAAGATATAGCAAAATTAAAAACGATTGGTTTACTAATAAGGATTTAATAGATAATGCATTGGAGTATGGGATTCCAGATCAAATAGCCTACTATGAAAATCCTTTTTTAAAAAAACTGAGAGTTGCAACTCGTGGTGGTTTTGGTGGCGGCAAGCCTTGGTTTGAACATACCTATCTTAATGCAATACCAAGAACTAACTTTAAACACCATTACTCGCATGCTGCAGCAGGGTACTATACTAGCAAGTTTGATGATGCAGCAATTGTAGTGCTTGATTCAATTGGAGAGTTTAATACCTCTACCATTTGGACTGGAGAAGGAAATGATATTAAGTTAATGTACAAAGATAATTATCCTTTTAGTTTTGGTTTGTTTTATTCTGCTTTTACTCAATTGATTGGCCTGATGCCAAACCAAGAGGAGTACATAATGATGGGCATGGCCGCTTATGGGGATAAACAAAAATATCTTAAAAAAGTTTTAGAGTACTTTCCATCAATTGGTTATCAAAAATATAATTTTCATAAAGGAATTTTTGATTGGGGTATGGAGATTCACGAACAAGATAGATTTGATATTGCAGCAGCAGTGCAAGAAGTTTATCAAATAAAGTTAATAGATTTTATGTATATGGCAAAAAAAATAACCAAGAAAAATAAATTAGTTTTTATGGGTGGTTGTGCTCTTAATTGTTCTGCTAACACGTTGTTGTGGAATATATTTGATGACATCTGGATTATGCCTAACCCTGGGGATGCTGGAAGTTCTTTGGGTGCAGCAGCAGCACTGTACGGAAAGCATATTGATTTTAAGACACCATTTCTTGGATATGATTTGGGAGATAACTATCCAGTATATGCAGCATTAAATGAAATAGTAAATAACGGAATTGCGGCGGTAGCGAGTGGAAGAGCAGAATACGGACCAAGAGCATTAGGTAATAGAAGTATATTGGCAGACCCTCGAGATCCAAACATTAAGGATAAGGTTAATAATATTAAAAAGCGTGAACTCTTTAGACCTTTTGCACCAGTTGTGATGGAAGAACATGCAAGTAAATGGTTTGATATGAATTTTACAAGTCCTTATATGCAGTATGCAGTTAAGTGTTTAAAGCCAGATTTGATACCGTCCGTTGTTCATAAAGATGGAACCTCTAGGGTTCAGACTGTAAATAAGGATCAGCATCCTGGGCTATACGATTTGTTATCTAGATGGTACAAAATATCAAAGGTACCAGTTTTATTAAATACCAGTTTAAATATTAAAGGTCAGCCATTACTTAATGATGAGAGTGATATAATTAATTGGGAACAAACATACGGAGCAAAGATAATATAATGAATAATAAAATATTTGTGTCGATTCCAGCATGGGAAGATACTCATCTAGTAGATACTATGAATCATATTTTAGATACTGCTTATTACCCTGAAAATATTGTATTTGGGCTTGGATTAAACTACGAACAAGAACCAGACTTATCAATGTTTAACAATGTAAAAATAGTTAGAGATCAAGACATAGCAGAAGGCCAACCAGGTATAGTAGGCATTAGAGAGGCTATAAGGGGTCTAATAGAAGATGAACAGTATTTCTTGGGAATAGACGCTCATGCAGATTTTGAACTTAACTGGGACACTGCTTTAATAGATGACATAGAAGAATTAACTAAGAACAATGAAAAGAGAATAATATCTAGACAGGCTACAGCCAAAGTTCAAGGTAAACGTAATTGGAAAACAAGGTGGGTTGTAGATGGAGATTTTGATCAATTAGACTTACATGGTGAAGTTGTTGAGTTTGATTCAATATTAAATAAAGATAAAGTTAATGACAAGTATTTTAAAAACTATTATATTTCTTGTAATTTTATTTTTGCAAAATGTTCTGATATTAAGGCTATAAAGTTTCCTTCATATCATAGATTTCCATTTGAAGAACCAGAACAATCTATAGCGGTGTATTGCCAAAATTATGATGTGGTTGCCCCATATGCTGAAAATATAGTTCACTATGCTGGTAACGATGCTAAATACTCATTTCCATATGATGAAAGATGGTGGAAGTTTGTTGGAACTGATCGCAATGATCCAAATCATTGGACCAGAATATGGGTTTTAGATGATGACGAAATGACAAAAGAAGTTAAAAAATTAATGATAATGGGTAAAAATAAATATTTTAATATTTTAAACTATACAAGAAGTATTATAGATTTTTATAATGAAATAGATATGGAAGAAAATTATTGGAAAATAAGAAAGAGTATTATTAATAGCAAGACATATTCATAATGGAAAAAGTCAGATTCGGTTTTATTGGTGCAGGTTTAATTGCTAAGATAGGTCTTTATCCAGCAATGCAAGATTCTTCTGCTGTTACAATTAGTGGTGTTGCAAGTAGAGATTTAAAAAGAGCAGAAGCACTTTCTCCTACAGGAAAAATTTATGATAACTATCAAGACTTGATTGATGATCCTGAAATTGAAGCAGTTTATATTTCTTTACCAAACTCTTTACATATTCCTTGGGCAATAAAGGCCATGCAAGCAGGCAAGCATGTTTTGTGTGAAAAGCCAATAGCCATGAATGCTCAAGAATTAAAGGAAGCAATCAAGGTTTCTGAATCAACAGGAAAATTGTTAATGGAAGCAAGTTGGAATAGATGGCACCCTCGAACTGTCAGAATCAAAGAACTTATTGATTTGGGGGTAATTGGTCAAATAACTAGCATTGATACATGTGCTACCTACTCTCAACTTAATGATATTAATAAGATTAGAACAACCCCTGAACTAGGTGGTGGAAGTCTTTATGACCTTGGTCCTTATTCTGCAGTTGCACCATTGTGGATAACTAATTTTGCTCCTGTTGAAGATATCACAACAAAGGTCCTTTGGCATCCAGATGGTTGTGATGAAACGCTAATAATCAATTACAGAATTAATGATATAGAATGCAGAACTGTTACCTCTATGAACATTAAACAAACGGACTATTTAACAATTACTGGAACAGAGGGTAAAATATATACAGCAGGCAACGATGCTTATTTTTCTTACAATAATGTGAGTAACTTGATTATTGAAGATAATTATGGTAAAATAGTAATAGAAGAATTTGAGGCTTGCGATCCTTATAAAATAATGGCAGAACAATTTGCTGATTATATTAGAGGAGAAAAATCTTTTGTATTGCCAGTCTCTGAATCACTTAGATTTGCAGAGTTCTTTGATGAGATAAGGAATAAGATTTATGAAAAAAGAATCTAGAAAAAGAAGTTTATATAAAAGTTTTAGTTGGCCTATCGTACACATAGGTTTTGTTGGTACGTTAGTATATTTTTTTGAAAAAGCAATAACTGGTGAAGCACACTGGGAATATGCTGGATCATTTGCAATAATCTATACAGCCTGTGAAATGGTTGGATTTTTTTTACATGAAAGAGCCTGGTCAAGGTTTGGTAAAAAGGTGGATTAATGCCCATCTATGAATATATATGTAAAAAATGTCAAACAGAATACGTAAAAGTTCGCTCAATTAGGGAAAACGATCCAGGGTACGATTGTGAAAAATGCAACGTATCCCTGGTTCGAAAATATGATTCCGTAGCCAGTGTATTTAATGGTGATGGATTTTATTCAACAGATAAAAGAAAAAAATAATACAGTAGACAAAGTTCGCGGTATATGATAGAATTGATACAACTACTAAACAAAGGTATAATTATGTTAATGACTACAACAGCCTCTGATAAAAAAGAATATCTATTGACATTAAATGATAGATGTGATAGGTGTAATGCACAAGCCTACGTAAAGGCTATAGGCCTAGATGGAGACTTATTGTTTTGTGCACATCATTATAATAAAATTGTAGATAATGCTGTTGGATATGATAAAATTATGAAGTTTGCTATTAATATTATAGACGAAAGAGATAAGTTAGTTGAGAATAAACTGAAAGGTCAAGACTAAAATGCGGACTGTTCATTTTTTTGGCTTAGATGCAGAAACTAGAAATCAAGTTGCAAAAGGTTTTTCAGATAAGATGGGTGGGTTTTTTTGTACAGATAGAGAGTTGCCTACTGCAAGTACAGAGTCTCCATTTGCAAGATGGTTGAGAACTATTGGCACGGTAGCATCAAGAAATAATGTTGAACTTTATATACCAAGTGGATATTTTCCAACACTAGAAGCAAGGGCACAATTTAGAGATAACCCAGATCAATATGCAAACACAATGAGTGTTTGGGTAGATACAGTTGATGAAGCGGATGCCCTTCCTCCAACTCCAGTTCCAAATGCTCCATCTGATTTTAAGTGGGAAAAGCCATCTGAAGACGAGTATCATTTTGTAATAACAAAGTCCATGGGTTCTATAGATAGCATGATCGCACAAGTTGTTTTGCAATACGAGAGACATTTTAGTTAAAATGATAATTCAATTTATAGGACTACCTGGTTCTGGGGCAACTGAAATTGCAGATGCAGTAAAAGACAGAATTAATGGCATACACTTAGATAAAGAGACGTTTACTAATTTTTTGTCAGGTCCTAATGAATTAACATACTATCACAAACTAGGAGAATTGGCTAGAATTTTAGAATCTAAACAAGACAAGCCAGTAATAGTAGATGCTATATTTAATATAAATCAGTATAGAGATATATTTGGAAAAGCAGATAGAATAATTTGGGTAGACACAAAAGAAAATACTTCTGCAAGAGCATGGGAAGATCCAGCAGTATTTCATCACAGAATCGTAAACACTGGTGATGCACATGAAGATGCCTTACCAACTAGGGCAATAAACGTTATTAGAAAATTAGGTTTGTTTGATTGGAAAGAAGACACTACCTTGATGATAGATACCTATCAAAAATGGAATGAAGTAGACTGTGGAGAATACGTTGATAACTTGTCAACAAATACACAAGTAGTTGTAGGTGTTAAACATGTTTCTGGAATGACAGAAAACGATTTGTTACATTTTGAACAAGTTACTAAAGCAATTAAACATGATTTTCCAAATGCTAAAATAATTAAAATGCCTAATGTTAAAAGTATTTTTCATAATGATAGAAGCAGTTTTAAAATAGAAAAAATAGGAGAAAACAATGAATAAGAATCACAATAAAGTTTTAGTTGCATTGTGTGCAATAGCACTATGTTTTAATACTATATCTGCTAATGCTGCAGATAAAAAATATAAAGATGCATTGTCAGCATTAAATACTTTAAAAGTTGCTGATGAAGTTCGTACAGGATATAAAAGAGAACAGTTTAAGCATTGGGTTGGAGTAGGAAACGGCTGTGATTCTAGAAAGGCAGTTATTATTTCAGAAGCAACTGTAAAGCCAACTGTTGACAAGAAGTGTGCAATTGCTGGCGGTAAATGGTTAAGCATATACGACAATGTAACTGTAACTGAAGCAGGTAAACTTGATGTTGATCATATGGTTCCTTTAGCAGAGGCATGGGATTCTGGTGCACAGGCATGGGATGCAAAAAAACGTGAAGTTTATGCAAATGATCAGATAGATCCACGTCATTTAATTGCGGTAACAGGTGCATCTAATAGATCAAAATCAGATAGAGATCCAGCAGATTGGTTACCAACAAATAAAGCATACGTGTGCGAATACTTGACTAACTGGGTATCAGTTAAAGTTAGATGGTCTCTTTCTGTTGATAAAAAAGAAAAAGATGCAATTGCAAATAATTTAAAGTCTTGTAAGAAAACCTCATTCTCTGTAACAATTATTAAGTAGGGTTTAATAATGACTGAAAATAATGATGACATTATTGCTAATTTAATTTTAACTGGTGCTTTAGAAGTGGCTGGTATGGACATAGAAACTGGAGAGCCATTATATAACTTTACTTCAAAATTAGAATATGTTAATCCAGAACTTCATAGTGAGATGGCAACATATTTTACTAGAGAAACAATGGCATTGTGGCAACACGGATTTATAGCAATGGATGTAACACAAAAAGAACCAACAATAAACTTACTGCCAAAAGCATTTAATAAAGAAGAAGTTGAAAAATTAAAAGAAAATAATAAATATACATTAAAAGAAATAATCAGAATTATTATGGAAAAAGAATAAGATAGATGGAATTTTTATTAGGAGCAGTAACAACAACTCTTGTATTGTTTTTATCTATTTTATTTTTAATGAATAAAAGAAATAAACGCGAGGCTTTTTTTTTAATAAGATATAGTCAAAGCCACATACATAGAATTTTAGCACCTATACTTCCACAGGTAGATCAAATAACAAAGATGGCTCCTAAAAATAATCAATCAGCCAAACATCTTAAGAGCGTTAATATAAGGATATTGATTATAGACGGCAAGGCATATTGGACTAAAAATAATGTGTTTTATGTGTCTGAAATTATTGACGGTAACGTAGATAAAATTAATGCTAAAGTAGTTGACACAATGGGTATGAGTAAGGTAGAATTAGATAAGATGCTTTTTATTATAGATCAACTTAGAAAGGGTGAATAGGCATGATAGTCGCAGTTCAAGGCAGTAAAGGTTTTGATGACTACAGCATATTCATTAGGGCTATGGGGGTAGCACTGGCTTCTTTGCCAGAAGATGATGATAAGTTTCATATTTATTCAGCAGGTCCTGCAAAAGTTAATTCTATGGTTTCAGAGTTTTCAAATTTATCTGAAAGAGGACTAAGAGCAAGGGGCAAAAAGATTAAGTTCTTTAAAGTTGCACCTACTTGGCTAAAAGAAAATTTTGATTCAGTTGGTTACTTTGCTTATTTAAGTACACCACAGGATCAACCTTCTGCATTAGTTGCAGAAGCAGAACTTCACAACGTTGAAGTTGGAATATTCCGCTACTAGAGAAAGAAAACAATGTTACAACACAAGCACATACTGATTAATGCTAAAGTAAAAAATCCATTAAAGACTCCAGAAGATGGCGTTGGGTTTTTAACAAGACTGGTTTATGCAATACAGATGAAGATTATCAAAGGACCTTTTGCTTCTTATGTTGAGGCTGAAGGAAATCGTGGTTTAACAGCAATAGTAATGATTGAAACATCTCATATTGCATTTCATATTTGGGATGAAAAAGATCCTGCAATGCTGCAATTTGATTTATACACATGTGGAGAATTAGATAAAGATATTATTCTTGAACACATAAATAGAGAAATGCAAATAGAATCAATGGATTGGATTTTATTTGACAGAGAAAATGGTTTCAAAGCAATTGACTTGGGTGCAAAATGATAATTGATAAGTTAGAAGTTATGGAATCAATTGTTGCAAATAATAAAAAACTATCTTGGGATGGTTGGGATGTAATAGAAATGACGCAATCAGATAAAGGACGTCTATCTACTGCTGGTGCCTTTGTAAATGGAGCATGGTATATTAAAAAAATATTTTCGCCATCACGAGATGGTTGGAATATGCCAACTAAATATGTAGGTTAATATGAAAAAACATGAGTGGAAAGAAAAAGGATCATGTTATAAATATGATACTAACATTTTTTTTGAAAAATATGAAAATGATTCAATGCTTAGGCCAGCAATAGATAAACTATGCTTAGAGTGTCCTGTTATGAAAGAGTGTTTCTCTGTTGGAATTACTCAAAAAGAATGGGGAGTTTGGGGCGGTATTTACCTTGAGCAAGGAGAAATATCTAGAGAATTTAATAACCACAAAACAAAACCAATATGGGCAAACATTTGGCAAACCTTAACCATGGGTATGAATAAATAGTGGCCTCTGATATAATGTTATAGGACTAATAATGTATACTGACAGCATGAAAAGGGCTTTTCGTTCTATTACTGCACCTAAAAACTTTGGTGTGCAAATTATAGATAACGATAACTTTTTGTCTGTTAAACTAGATCCTAAATCTTTGGCTAAGTTAGATCACGATGGAAAGATAGCGGCAGTTGAGTATATAATTAAAGTTAAAAAAGCATTAGAGCAAAATGGTGCTATTGTTTTGTTAACAAGAGAGGCTATTAAAGATGTTAAATAGTTGGTTAATACTTTTATTAATATTTACTACAGCGTTGTCTATGGTTGCTATATTAAAGGGCATGTGGTTAAAGTTTCAGTACACTGATGCTTTGAGTAAAATATTTCAAATGCAAATAGACACAACTACAACAAACGCTTTTTTGCTTGATAAATTAAAGCATAGGGATAAAGAAGAATCTGTAAAGACAGATGTTCAGGAAGGTTTTATAAACTTTCTTAATCAATCTAGAGAGTCTGCTTTTGAGTATATAGAAAATGTACAAAACACTCTTAGTAATGTAGTGACAGATTTAAGTCCCATTATAGAGTTTCATGACAAGTATGGTGCTATTTTTGATACTGATACTAGAAATCAGATGCAGGTTGTATCTAAATCATTTCATGAGTTAAAGAAGTTAATTCCAGAGGAGGTGGATCTTGATAAGGCTTAAAGACCAAACAGAGGTAGTGTGGAATGCTTTTAAAGTGTGTGAGGAATATTCATGTAAAGAAGAAGCAACACGAATATTTAATGATTATCCACGAGAATTAAACTTGTGTGATTTACACATGGATCAATTAAAAAGAAGGATGTTTATATCATGACTAATAGTCAAGAGGTAAACTTTGTTCCATCTAGTCAGGATGCAGAATTTATGACCCCAAGACCACAGTCTGCAAAAAACTATTTACCAAAATGGTTTAAGGATATGCCTACTCTTCAACCAACTTTGAGAGGTAACAGGGACGACGGTACAGCAAAAAAATGTCCACCATTTTTAGATGCATTAACTTCAGGATATACACAAGAACTAATATGTGATGTTGAAATAACGAATCTTGGCATTGATCCAAACACAGGTAATGATATTGTAACTTATAAGTGGGCTGGTCCAATTAAACCATTGTCTACAAGAGCACAGGATACTGATTCTAGAAGAGTGTTTCCTAATTTTGATGGTTACTATACTAACGAATTTCATTGGATTACACAGTGGGAACCTCAGACTCCAGCAGGGTATAGTACATTATACTTTCATCCAGCAAACAGATTAGACCTACCATTCTTAACAATGAATGGTATTATAGATACAGATAAATGGTCAGTTAATGGGCCAATACCTTTTATGGTAAAGAAAGGGTTTGAAGGTTTGATACCTGCTGGAACTCCAATATATCAAATGATATTTATTAAAAGAGAAGATTGGACTTCTCAAGGACTAGAGTATAATGATAAACAATTTAAAAGAATGTCTTACGGTATTAAAAAGGTAATGGAAAATGGATACAAGAAAAACTTTTGGTCCAAGAAAAATTACTCATAGGTTTGGGCATATTAAATGCTCAAAGAAAAAGGAGAAATAAAAATGAATAAAGAACAATTAAAAGCCGCTCTTGCATCATACGGACGCTCTGTCCTAGGTGCTGGACTAGCATTGTACATGACAGGCGTAACAGATCCAAAAGATCTAGCATATGCTCTATTGGCAGCAATTGCCCCAGTAGCATTACGTGCAATTAATCCAAGCGACACAGCATTTGGAAGACTTCCAGATGTAGCAGAAGTTGAAAAAGCAGCAAAGTCTGCAAAAAAACCTGCTAAAAAATAAACAGGTGTAATTAGAGACAGGTGGTTTTAATTAACTGCCTGTCTCATCATTAAACAGCACACCAAGAGCAGTACCAGCATATGGTAAATCTTTATCAAGAGTATTGTCTTCAACATTAAATCTAAACCAAGATAACATTGTGTGTCTATCTCCACTCTTAACTCCAGTTACTCCGTGTCTAAATCTACCTGGAAACATTATCAAATCTCCTGCATTTGGTTTAATAGTTTTATTAAATTGTGGAAAAAAAATTTCTCCACCAACATAATTATCATTTAAATAACATATTGCTGCTAGATTATACTTGTAATATCCGTCATGCATTGCTGGCAATCCATCTGGCCTTTCACAGTCAGCATGTACTGGCAATGGGTTATCATAACCAAGATCCCATTTTATTAAATGAGTTGGAACAAGAGCATTATCATCAAAATCAACATCATATTTATTTTTATAGTTTTTACATATTTGATTATATATTTTTATTTCACTATTAATCAGTATATTAACAACTGCCTGGTTGTCTATATTTTTTTTGTCGTTTACACCAGGTAGTCCAAAATCATTCATCCAATTATTGATTAGGTCAAGACCTTCTTTATCAATAAAATCAGGTACTGTAACTATCCTATCTTCCAGATACCCTATTTTGTCAAATTGCTCTACATATTTGTCATAGATCATTAAACAAGTATATCACTAAGATTGTGGTACAATAGTAAACATGACAAGTAAACCTATTAATTCAGATAACCCAGAAGATGTAAACAAGCAAGCACCATGTTGGGATGGTTATGTACAACGTGGGATGAAGCCAGGTGCTAATGGTAAACCAGTTCCTAATTGTGTACCTGCAGCAAAAGCGGATGATCTTTGGGAAGATGATGACACTGTTGTTTATGAAACAGACAGTTTGTCAAAAGCAGATGGATATTCTCCACCAGCAGGTGTAAGATCAGCAGCACGCAGAGCAATCAAATACAAAGAAGATGGCAAAGCAAAAGGTGCTGGTACATCAGTTGGTTGGACTCGTGCAGGTCAACTTGCTAGAGGAGAGTCAATATCTTTAAGCACAGTTAAACGTATGTATTCTTATTTTTCAAGACACGAAGTAGATAAAAAAGGTAAAGACTTTAATAATGCAACAGATCCTTCTAACGGAAAGATTATGTGGTTAGCATGGGGTGGAGATGCTGGTTTTGCATGGTCAAGAGGAATAGTTAATCGTGAAAAAGATAAAGCATTATTTGCTGATTTTGGAAAAGATTACACTAAATCAAATAGAATAATCTTGTCATGAACATATTTTATTTTTGGCATTCATTGGTTATTGGTTTATTAATGATATCCTCATTTTTTTGGGGCAGATCTTATCAGAGAAAAAAAATCAATGAGCAATAACAGATTAAGAAAAAATAGAAAAAAAAAGCATGCTCATAATCCAATTCAAGTAAAAGATGGATGGATTGTTCGTGTTAGAAAAGATGGAACTGTTAAAGAAAAACTTGCTAGATATTTGGTTAATCACAAGAAAGAAGTTTAGTTTTGCATAAGATAGATGAAAAATATTACAGGCCAACAGTTAAAAAGATGGACAATATTACAACAAAACTAGGTATTGATATAAAAAATATTGGCATATTTGAAAACTTTTTACCACAAGATGAAGTTGAATTTATTCTTAATGAATGTAAAAAACATGAGCCAGAATACGATAATCATCATACTCATGGCAAAGGTTTGCATTATAATCAAGTAAATAATAAAGTTTTAAAATATTTTGCTTCATACATTACTCCTTTAATAGCAGAAAACTCTACAAAATTTTATAACATGAATCAGATAACAGATATAGCCCTTCATTATGCATTTCATCCATCAGGTACATATTTAGATCCACATACTGATGTGATAGGTTGGAAACCAAAGCATGATGAAAAAAATGAGTACTCTGTTACAGAAAAATATTTTCCATATTTTTGGAGTGGTCATTTAGCAAATATTTTATATTTAAATGATGATTTTGAAGGTGGAGAATTATTTTTTCCAGATTTTGATTTTCAAATAAAACCAAAACCAGGAATGCTGATATCATTTCCTGGAAACACACACTATCTACACGGAGTTAGAGAAACTAAAGGTAACACTAGATATTCTTGTAGTCTTTGGACCAAGTTTGAAGATTTTGATAATACTATATAGTTTCTTGTTGATGAGTATAGTATAGTGGCATGTGTTCAAAAGATTTTGAATTAAGAATATAGTCTGTTAGTTGATCTTTGTTTCCTTTTAATATCCAAGGTCCTCCAAATGTGAGATCGTAGATTAGGTTCATGTTGTTTTTTTCTGCATAGTTGATTACGTAAGACAATGCCTTTGCAGAATAATCATTGGTTTGAGCATTCATTATTAAAAACTTATTACCATTATAATCTTCTGCTGTAACCGTAACGTTAGAATGTTCTGGTTTCATCCATAAAGGAACATCCTCATATTTGAGCCACATACATTGATAAGACTTACATGGGTGCTCTGGTCTATCACTATAAATGCTACAGTTTTTGTTTGCTATGTCTAAAAAGTAACAAGGCTTTTTGTTACCAAATCCGTGTCCGTAAATTAATCCACCCACAGTTGTTCCATCACAACATTTTGTACATGTGCCACATTGTTTAGACATTACCAACCACCACCACATACTTCTTTGTAATGATATTTAGTGTTTTTTCTTATACCTTTTTTACTAGGACCATAAATGTCAGTAAAACAAGAAGGGCATTGATAATACCATTCTTTAGCAAAATAATCATAAATATAACCTTTAAGACTTTTATTTTTGTTCATCACAAATTCTTCAAAAGGATACAACACGTCATTTGGAACCATATATCTAGTATACCAATCAGTAGTCAAAAAGTAAAGAGCAGTTTCCAGACATGCTCAGGTCCCTCTAGTTAATATAAATAACTATGAGTCTATTTTACCTGAATTTGTTTAGGTTTTTTATCTTCTGGCACGATTCTTTCAATCTTGACAGTCAATAGTCCATCAACCAATTCAGCATTAGTTACTTCCATATATTCACCCAATGCAAAAATGCGGGTAAACTTACGAGAACTGATTCCCTTATGGACAGTTTGAGAACCGTCAGTGCTGTCTTTCTTTTCACCTTTAATGATGAGTGAGCCGTTATCTACAGTTACCTCAATATCATCTTTGGAAAAGCCAGCAAGGGCAATGTCTACCTTATATGTATCTTCATCAATTTTGATTAGATCATATGGTGGATATCCACTGTTATTGGTTTGTACCCTTTTAAAACGCTCCAATTCACGATTGAAGCCAACAAAAAATGGATCTTGAAAAAGATCCAACATAGATGTTACCATTTTATTTCTCCTTTTCAGCGAGTAGTTTTGTCCCTCCTAAGAGCAGACAGTATAATTATATCATATACTATTTAATAAATCCCTATACCCATCTATGGTACCAGCATCAAAGTACATTCCGTCTACCTCAAAAGCATACATGTTAGTTATTTCATCTACTATTAAGTATTCAAGATCTAGACCTATGTGCATATTGAATCTGTTAAGTTTATTTAATACCACGCTATCTAAAGCAAAAGCACCCCACATATGTGGATAGTCACAGTCTTTCGCCTTTTCTTCAATACCAATAATAGAATTTTTAATCAACTCAACCTGACCAACTTTTCCCTTTAGTTCATCGTGCATTGGCCAACATGCGATAGAAATCATATTAGTTTTTATATGCTTAGATAATTTGATGTATGGGTTTTCTCCTTTAAAGTATGTATCAGGCATGCCAACTATATACTTATCTGCCTTGTACTGTTCTGACATTTTAACCAAAGCGTCATTCATAGTAGACGGTTCTATAACAACAATATCTACTTTACTTAAATTAAAAGACTTAACTAACTCATACCACTTGCTGGTTGTGCTTATAACTATTTGATCAACATAAAAACTCATTTGTTGAACTTGTCTTTCTATTAAAGATGTGTTGTCTTCGTCACAAGGAAGAGCAAATTTAGGTAAACCATTCATTCTTGATGCTTTGCCAGATGCTGGTAAAAGCCCTATGGTTTTCATTCTAGTCCCATAGATTTTCTTAAATTGTGAATTTCAGTATACGCTTCTTCACTTTGACTAAGTGTTTGTGGATTACAATATTGTAAAATAGTTACAGCACACCAATGCTGAACCTTTACATTATTTTGTAAAGCAATTAAAAAAAAGGCCCAGTCTGCTATTATATAGTCTGGATATCCACCAAGTTTTTTCCATAAAGATTTTCTTACTGGACTATTATGAAAAACTCTGTGATCTTCAAAGCCTTTGCTTAGTGAGGCCCAGTTTGCTGTAGGTTGTAATATTCTTTGAAATTTTGTAAAGTTTTCTGGTTTTGTTTCCACAAAAATATTTTCTACTGTTACATCTCTAGAGGCTAAAACAATATCAACATCTGGTTTTACAATTTTTTGAAAATCTAATGCATTAGGATATAAAAAGTCATCAAATCCAATTGGAATAAACCATTCTGAAGTTACTGCTGCTATTGCTGTGTTAGCCATTTTTGCGTAATTTCTTTCATAGCATTCAACTAATTTAATGTTATAGTCTTTATGTTGTTCAGCCAACTCTCTAACACCAGTGTCATCATCTGGATGATATGCTATTATTATTTCATCTGGTTTAATCCTTATTCTTTCTATATAGTGCCACCATCTAGGAATAACAACTTTATATTTATTGCCCCAGGCTACGGTAATAAGTGATGTAGAGTTCATATGCTACAATTATAGCATGCAGCAACCTAGAGGCGAAAATAAAAGATTTGAATATATTCAGGCATCAAAATTAATTAATGCTAAACTTTTTGCTGATAGGTTTGATGAGAATATCTTATCTATAATTCCTGACAAAGGGTTATATCTAGAACTAGGTGCTGGTGGAGGGGACTACTCAAAGTGGATCCTTGATAGAAAAAATTTTGAACTTTCGTATTTGTTAGATTTTTTTAATGAGCCGTGTGCAAGGTATGGAAGATGGAATGCTGAAAATCATGAGCAATACGTAAAAGATTTGTTAAAAGATAAAAATATTAAAACTATTGCTGGTAATATAGATAATACTATTAAAACTATAGATAAAAAATTTGATTATATTTATATAGATGCATCTCATGATTATCAATCAATATATAATTATTTAACAGAGTGTGATAAACTTATTAATGACGGTGGCATTATAGGAATAAACGATTATACTTTTTATGGTTGGTTTGAACAACATGAGTATGAGTGTGTTGAGGCAGTAAATAATTTTTTAAATAATAGCAACTGGCACGTTGTTGGATACTCTCTTGGGTATTGTGGCTATTCAGATATATACATAAAAAAGGATTAATTTATGTATGATATAATTAATACTAACTGAAAGGTATTTAGGTGGATCCTATAAAATTGGCTAATGCCAAGATAAATATTACTCAAAGCCGCGAGGGCAACAATTATAAACACGAACAACCAGCACCAGGCATACATATATATAACAATGTATGGCCAGATGGACTTAACTACATTAAACAATTAGATGATGCTGGCAGATTTGTTAGAGAAGATTACATCTATGATTCAGATGGAAAACAGATTTCAAAAGAAGTTGGCAAAAAGGGTGTAAGTACTTGGATAACATTCGAAGAACCAGAAAAAGATTTAGAGTTATGTAAGGTTTTTGAAGACATAGTAGATTCATATCTTTGGCATTATGATTTAGATCCACAGAGCAGAGAGTACTGGAGAATAAGCAAATATACTGCAGGTGATTACTTTGGTATGCATCCAGATGATTCTTATGGAACACCTAGAACTGTTGCAATGGTTTATTATCCAAACGATGATTACGAGGGTGGAGAATTAGAGTTTATAAATTTTGGAATTAAAATAAAGCCTAAAGCAAATCAATTATTTTTATTTCCAGCATCTTATATTTATGAACACAAAATACATGACATAGGTGCTGGTAATCCAAGATATACAATAGTTGCTTTCTTTTCTAATATAACACAAAGAGAGTTAGATACTAGGTTAGCAAAGATACCATTTCCATATCAGGCAAACTTACAATACCTAAGAGATTTAAATAAAGATTATCATACAAAATGAACAAATTTGTAGATGTTTTAGGTGATGATATAAGTTTAATTAAAACTAAAGAAAACTTTATGGACATTGATGATTATAATAAGATGTTAAAGTTTTTAGATTGGGTTTCAGCAGCACAACCACAAAATGGTCAGCACATTCAAGAAGAAATAGATAAAGTTATTACTTCAGAAATTATTGAAATACAAAATAAATACAATAAAAAAATTATAGATACTGCTACAGAACTTTATGGTTTAGAATTTGTTGATGATGATACACATATGCTTGCTGCCACTATAGCCACTCCAGGTGCTATAACGCCTGTACATACTGATATTATAGAAGGTTTAAATAGAGAAAAGCCTAAAGATGAAGAGTTGGTTGATTGGAGAAATGCTTGGGACGGATACTTGTCTTGTAACATATACATAAATGACGATTATTCTGGTGGTCAAGTATATTTTCCTGAAAGAAATTATGAATTTAAGCCCAAAGCAAACTCTTTAGTAATGTGGGCTGGCAATAAAAACTTTATTCATGGTGTTAAAGATCCAATAGATGGAAATAGATACAACGTTTATAGATCAATAAAATTTAAAGATTTTGATACTTATAAATCTATTCTTTAATAAAATCACTAATTACTAATACTATTTTGCCGTGTTCTCTAATTTTTTTAATTTCTTCTCTGTGTGCTATTTTGTTAGCCCAATCAGTTATAAACATTTCTTCATTAGATGTCATGTCTACGCATACAGTTACTTGTTTATTTTTACCATTATTAAACTTAAACTCAGTATCAATTAATTGTAATATGTCTTCAAGTCTATTCGGCCAAATTGGTATCACTAATGGGGTGTCTTGATCCTTAAAATATGAGATAGTTTTTTCTGGATACTGCATATTTGAAGATATTGTAAAGTCTCCGTTAGTTATTCCACTTGCAACAAATGCGGTAACGTGAGAGTTTGGTCCAGGGTATACAGTATATTTAAGATTTTGTTTTATACATTCTTGAATAAATTGGTTACCAGGATCTGCAATACCAATTTGTCCTTCTCCAGCAAGTAACAGTATTGTTCTTCCTTCTTTTATTAAATCCATACATTCTTTTAATTGATATTCATCTGCAAATAATGTGTTTGTACTTTTTAAAATTCTTATATCGTATTCATTTCTTTTTAGTCCATAAAAATCAAGCAGGTCGTATAAATTGTCTGGCATATAATCACTATATATAACTTTGTTATCACGAATTGCATCAATCATTCTTTGACTCATGTCAAGTACATGGCCAATGTGCATTGATCCTACGATTAATCTGCCAGACATTTTACTATTCCTTTTCTACTTATCTAATATTGCTTGTGGATCTATATCTTTTCCTGCTGACCAACGAATATTATCTCTCATTTCAAAATGTAAGTGTGGACCAGAAGAGTTTCCTGTGTTTCCACTTAATCCTATTTGTTGTCCTTTAGTTACTTGATCTCCTGCTTTTACATCTAGTTTAGAAAGATGTGCATAGATTACCCATCCGCCTTCAACTTTTTGTACTGCTTGAGTTCCGTAAGACTTTCCCCAACTTGCTGGTTCAATCTTTCCATCTGCAACTGCAAGTACTGGTGTTCCTGTCTTAACAGCATAGTCGACCCCAGTATGATAGCCTTTCGACCACATCTTACCTAGTTTTTTATACGCTGTTGTAATCTTTCCATCTTTAATTGGTGATGCCATTATAGTATCATTCCTTTGAATTGTCTTATTTCAGAAACAATGTCTGATGCTCCGTTATGGTAAACCATGCACGAAATTGGTGTGTCTGGTTTAGCATTAAAGTACCATGAGAGTGTAAATTGTACAGATTCAATATCGGCAGGAATAGCGTATGTGTTTGTTCCAGTGGTATCGTTTTTACCTTTATAGTCTCTTGAGTAGTTCATTTTTACATATGTTGGTCTACCTGTTTTAGGTAAAGTCAAATGTAGTTGTGCTTCCCAAAAACATTTACCTGCTTCTGTAGGAACAATTGCATCTTTTCCATTTAATATCATTGGCTGCCATTTTTTAGGCTTAAATGATTGTTTTACCTTATCATCTTTTTCTTGAATATAC